ATGGTTTTCCGATATTTCCATATGATCAGTACATACTATCTCCTAATGAAAGGACATATGGTATGAAACATAGATCAAGTGATTCAAGATCTGGGGTCTGAATCGACTTTATTGGGTGTCTAAGGACAAAACGGAATAATCGTTTTAATCCCTTGGTGAGAGGAAGAACCTTTCCACATATCTGGGGATAATGTCGAAAGAATTGTCTAAAGAATTTAGAGTAATCTTCGTCATTGCAACCACCTAAAAGGTAGTATGCAAATACTCGAGAGGCAGACTGTTCTAGGTACTGTACATCACGTTCAGGATAGAGTACCATCTTGAACCACTCTACGGTGGGTCTGATAAATCTGTAACCTTCTACTTGATAGCCTAAAAACTTGCGCTCTGATTGTGTTCGTGTTTTGCGAAATTTCGATTCTTTCATTACTAAACCGAAATGTTTCCATGCAAAGTCACTAATCTTACCTGCGTCTACTCTGGGGTCAGAGAAACTTGGAATCAGGAAAGATGAATCATCGCCTAGAACTCGGAATCTCCTTCCTTGTAAACCTAAGTAATGATCGATAGCCCGGATAACAATGTAATTGACAATACTGCCAACACACTGTGTAAAAAATGAACCACTTGGTATACCATGCATCTTCTTCAATACCTTTGCGTCAGGCATCATAAGAGGGGTATACATGAAATAGTTCTTCAACCAATCAAATAACTTACGGTTTTTCGTCTCCATCACATCTCCACCAAAAACTAGTGTAGGTTGTGAACCGTCGAATTCGTCGTGTAAAGTATATTTGTTGTCAAAACTATCCCATATAATTTCAAATGCTTCATCTAGTAACCAATTTGGTACCGTTGCATCAAAAGAAGACCAGTCGGTCGTTACTTCTGAACAATTGGTTTGGTCAGCTAGTCCATCCATCATTATCTTAGCTAGGCGTTTCATCGCACCAGCGCCGAAGTGGACTGTGTCTACTTCGTTTTCAAGATATTCATAGTATGGGGAAGCC